AGTTCTAAGAAAATGCCTCAAGAGACCAATCTGAATGTTTCTCCATATTTTGATGATTTTAATGAAGATAAGAACTTTAACAGAGTTCTATTTAAACCTGGCATACCAGTTCAGGCTAGAGAACTAACTCAGCTACAGACAATACTTCAAAATCAAATAGAGAAGTTCGGTCAACACTTCTTTAAAGAAGGTTCGATGGTTATTCCTGGCCAAATTGGTTATGATCCATTGTATTATGCTATAGAGTTGGAGGATACTTTTTTAGGTATTCCTATATCAGAGTATCTTGACAAACTAATTGGTAAGAAAATAAGAGGAGAAATTTCAGGCGTAGAGGCAACTGTTGTAAATCATATTGTATCTACTAAATCAGAGAGAGGACATAATACTCTATATGTAAAATATAGTAAATCTGGTAATGACTTTACGACTAATGTTTTTAATGATGGTGAAAATTTAATTACATCTAGTGACATTGAGTATGGTATATCAAGAGTAATAGCTAATAATCCTTTTGCTACAACCATTTCATTAAGTGCTTCATCTATAGGATCTGCAGCTACAATTCAAGAGGGTGTATATTTTATTCGTGGTCACTTTGTTAAAGTAAATACTCAAACTATTATTGTTGATCAATATACCGATACTCCATCATATAGAGTTGGTTTATTCATTGATGAAAATGTAGTATCTGCGTTTGATGATTCTACTTTATTTGATAACGCAGCTGGATTCTCAAACTTTGCAGCTCCTGGCGCTGATAGATTTCAACTAAAACCAACATTAATTAAAAAAGATTTAGATGATCTTAGTGATGCAAACTTTATAGAATTATTGCGATTGAATAAAGGTGCCATTCAAAGAATGGTTAAAAAGACTGATTATAATCTTTTAGCTGATGAATTTGCAAGAAGAACTTTTGATGAAAGTGGTAATTATTATATAAAACAATTTGGAGTTCAAGTTAGAGAATCTCTTAATGACAGACAAGGAAATAATGGAGTATATTTTAAAAATCAAAAGACTTCACAGGGTAATGAACCAAACAGTGATAGTATGATTTATCAAATATCACCTGGCAAGGCATATGTCAGAGGATATGAAATTGAAAAAGTTGGAAGTAATTTTATAGATGTTCCAAAACCAAGAACAATCAAAAAGTTAGAAAATCAAGTATTTGCATTTGATAAAGTCAGTAGTATAAAGGTTAATCGTGTATATGGAGCTCCATTTGTAGGAATGGGTGTTAATCATGTGGTCTCTTTAAGAAATCGAAGAACACATTCTACTCATGCGTCTGCAGCTGGCACAGAAATAGGAGTTGCAAGAGTATATGACTATAAATTAGAATCCACTGGATATTCTGGTGTAACGAGTGTTTATGAATTATTCTTATGGGATGTACAAACATTTACATCAATAACAGTCAATAGTGGTCTTACTGCAGTAGATGGATCATTAGTTGAAGGTCAGAGAAGTGGTGCAAGGGGACATTTAAAAGCTGCTGCAAGTAATGCTACGTCCTTGACATTGACTTCAAC